AGTAACCACGAAATATTACCCAATCGCCAACTTTACACCAAGGTCCACTCGGAAATCTTTTAGTGTCGTTATAGCATTCTGGTCCTAACTTCATAACGTATCCGCAAATATTACTTACTTCTTCGTCTTTTATAGTCTGGGAGGCTTTTACAATACCACCATCAGTTTTTTCTTCTGCTCTAGGCATTGCTACTAATATTCTCCAACCCGCAGGTTCTGGTAGTTGTGATTTAGTTTCGTTGCTTATATCAGGTGCTTTTACGCTTTCTGGTTTAGGTATTTTTACTTCTGCTTTACTCATATTTTTTGCACGACTTTAAGGAGTCGAGTTCCTATTCTGTAAGAACCCTTTCAACATAATCTAGGAGTTCTCGTTCTGCAAGGGCTAAACCCTCGATAATGCCAGTCATTTTCTGATACTCGTTATAATCTTTACAAGCTCCAGAAGCTATATGATCAGCATGTTCGTTCATCATACCACGCAGCTTTATCTTCAGATGTTCTGAGAGTGATAGCTGAGTGATATCATTATTCATTCTTATTGATATCTTTTCCTATATTCAAGCCAATGTCAATACCCTTTTCGTATTGTTCTCTTTCGGCTTTGTCTTCAAGCTGTTTATTTGCAAGCAGATCGCTAGCAGTTGCTTGACCAATTCTTGCACCTGCAATTTCAGCCTGTGTAGATATTCTTTCACGTTCTATCTCATCTCTATTGGCTGCTTTAGCTGCATCTAATTGTAATCTGGCTTGATCATCAGCAGCTTTACGTTGCAACTCACCTTCTTTAATAGCTACTTCTCTTTCTTTCATTAGAATAAGTGGGTCTTTTTGCTGTTGCTCAATTCTTTCTTGTTCAGCTCTCTGTTGTGATGTACCAGTAACTCTTTGTGCTGCTTCAGCCACAAGAGTTGATATACGTTTTTCAACATCTGCTGGTAGAGGTTCACCTTCTGGTGGTAACTCAATACCCATTTCCTGTTCAATTTGTTTTCTAAATTGCATGGTTAAATGTTGATTTATATAATCAGAAGCTGCTGCAAGTATTACAGGGGCTTTAGGACTCTGTTGAACAATCTGCATCATTTCAGGATTTTGTTGAGTAGAAATTAATGTAGCAATATGTGCTTCATGATCCTGATCTATAAACGCTTTAACAGGTTTACCATTAATTAAATTTTGTACTGCTGTTACAGGATCAACTGGTTTGATATCGTCTGTATCAGGGATAATAGCATCAACATCTTCTATGCCTAATACTTCAAGCATTTGCCTATGTAGTTCTGGCAAGTTATACATCTCAGGAGATGATTGTGCCAATTGCATAGCAGCTTGATACTGCATAATTCTTTGCGCCATTGTTGCTGCATTCGGATCAGATACAGGTAGTATGTCTACTCTATTATCAAAGTCTGATCCTTTAATAAATTCTTCTTCATCCATTTCATATGGATAAGCAGGTTCAGTAAAGTCTTTAACTATACCTACTAAGATATCAAATTCTTTTCTCATAGAAGCATGGAGTCTAGCTTGTACTGCACTCATAACTTTTTGATTTCTTTCAAGTAATGCAAGTGTAGTACCTACTGGAGCTTGATTATTCATGTCAGATATTTTCATATCAGATATACTGGCAAACCTTCTTCCTTCTTCTACTATGTTTTGTAACAGTTGATATAAAGTTCCTGATGGTTCTTTGTATGGCAAGAAAGTTATGTTGTCTCTGATAGCACCACCTGGTACATCAACATCTCTAAACTCTCCAGGCATAATGGGGGTATCATCGCCTTTTATACGCAAGCCTCTTGCTTTTAAACCACCAGGAAGATTAGATAATGTTCCTGCATCAACGAGTTGTCTAAGTATAGATGTAGCTGATTTAGCTAAACCACCTACCATATGTATTAAACCAAACCCATAAAAACCTAATCCTGGTAGGTATTGATAATGAACAAAGTGCATCCTTCTTAATTTTTTAGCGTCATCTTCAAAGTAATTCCTACGAATACTTAAAATCATACCGCTTGGATAATCTATTGTTACAACATAAGGTATAGCTATACCTGTTTCTTCGCCTGATTGATTGGTATCTTCATAACCTTTAAGGTCTAAATCTACCTGCATTTCTAAAATAGTGTGCGTGTTATCGTAGTTATAAGTATCTGTTTCACCAGTAATTTCATTATATTTCTTACTGATATCTGTACTATTGTCTGAACCATCAGGTATATCTATATCTCTATAGAAACCATTCACTTGCATTTTTCTAACTGAGTTAGAAGACTTACGCATTACATGAGTAGCACGCTCACAAGTTTCTAAATCACTTGCACCATAATTAACTACGACATCTTCTGCTGGTACAAAGATAGAACTAGGTCTATCTAAACTTGGGTCAAAGTAAACTTTACGAAATGCAGAACCTGCAAGAGGTAATGAAAATAACATTTTTTCTGTTTCTGTTCTGTACTCTGACATTTCATGAGTAAGAAGATAATTTAAGTAATCTTCTACTCTTTGTGATTGTTTTTCTTTGGCACTAGTAATCTTACCTACAATCTTTGTTCTTACTGGTCCTTGTGCTGGAAACATTTCAGTAATAGATTGAGATTGAAAACGAATAACTGCTTCACTTAACATTGGATGAAACACACCACAAGCTCCTGCCCAGGGTGTAGTTCTTTCTTCTATCTTTAATCCTAGCTGGTCTAAACCTTTAGTATAGGTTTCTTCCCAGTCTGAACGAGATTCTTTATCTCCGTTATAAGCACTAATTAATTCATTGCCTAGTTCATTAAGGTCATCATCATCCATGAACTCAGCTAGATTTGAATCAAACTCTGATTCACCCACATCTTTAGAATTAGGGTCAAAGTCAATAATCATGCCACCATCATCAGTCTCAATAGCAACTGACTCAGGGTTTTCTATCGCTACAGTTATTTCTTCTTCAGCATCTTGTTCTACTGTTCCGTCAACTGGAGTAGCTTGTCTTCTTTCTATTGCCATTTAAAATCCTAATAATAATTTGCAGTTCGGTTATGTTCCAATGGCTCATCTTCTTCATCTGAGTACAACGGAATAAAACCACCTTGTCTGAATCTTAACAGAGCTTGCGTGGTGCTATCAACTAAATCATCATGTTCCATATTTGGAAAACCAGCAAATTGCTCTATAACTTCTTCTGCCCATCTAGTAGCTGGAGCATAAACAACACCTGAAGCAAACAAATCAGACACCGCATTAACTCTTGATATTTTATCATTACCACGACTAGGAGTGTATTCTTGGACTAAAATACCCATTGCCCTTAATTCAAAGATTAATGGCATACCAGCAGCCTTAGCCTCTACAATGAACGCATCAGGCGAATAAGCCTTATACTTCTCCATAGCCATTTTCTTTAACTCAGGGAACTCTAAACGCTCCTGATAGGCATCTAGTAAGATAACATTCGGAGCAACCATTCCATCATCGTCTTCTTGGTAAAATACTCCCCAAGTAGTACAAGCAGAAAAGTCAGCACGCTGATTCTTCATAAATGCTGTGTCCCATGATTGAATAACAAATTCACAATTAGGGGGTTCTCTACCTTCCCATACCTGCCACCAGTCTCTTTTAACTAATGCACCTTCTTCTGAGGTAGGGTCTTGTTGATATTGAGCCATCCATTTACTATTAGGTAGCTCGGCTTTCAAAGCCTGTAATTCTTCTAACTTCCAGAACTCAGCCCATAAAGGGTTTCCAGAAGGCATTATTGCAGGAAGTTCTATTACTTCCCATTGGTCAGAACCGCCACGCTTTACACTTGCGTCAACTACTTGACCTGTTAAATCTTTATTATGCCATCTTGTCATCACTACAACGATTGCACCATTAGGTTGTAAACGCTGTCTTGGACCAGATGTGTACCATTCGTAGGTGCGATTAAAGACATTTATGTCAGCACTTGCACCTTCTTGTTCTGAGTGGGGGTCATCAATAATTAGAAGGTCAGCACCTTTACCAGTAACCGCACCGCCTACGCCAATCGCAAAGTAATCACCGCCCTGGTTAGTATTCCAACGACCAGCAGCTTTACTATCTGATTGCAAACTGACATCAGGAAATATTCTCTTATAGTCTGCACTATTTACTAAGTTTCTGACCTTTCTACCAAAGCCAACCGCTAACTCCGCAGTATGTGCAGTCTGGATTATCTTCTTATTTGGGTATTTACCTAGAAACCACGCAGGAAGCAAGTACGAAGCGAACTCACTCTTGGTATGTCTGGGTGGCATATTAATGATTAAACGCTTTAATTCTCCCTTAGCGACCCTCTCAAAGGCATCAGCCATTATCTCATGGTGTTTACCATGAATAAACGCTGACCACATTTCTGAAACAAACTCCATAAAGCCGTCATGACATTTCTCTCTAGACTTGGCATCTTCAAGTTCATCTAATAAAGAAAGAAGTTCCTGTTTCTGTTCAGCAGATAAGTTTTTTACTTTTCTTAAAACATTATTATTCATTCTTTTTAACTTCTTTT